TTTTATACACGTGTGTGCAGCTTTGTTTCGGCCCGCTATGGCCGGTGATTTTCACCTCATTAGTTCGTACCTAGAATCGATGATTCAGGCCTCATTTGAGGTCTTAATTATGTATTGTTAGCCACAGTGATGCGGCGTAAACTTTCAGCTAGTTCTGGGATGCGACCGTACTCTATGTGCCGCCATAATTATTTCGGCATTTGGGCTTGGATTAAAATATCTTACCCCCCCCCCCCGTTACAACTCGGAGAAGAGCGAGTTCGGTTGCCTTGTGGTTTGGATTTCATCTAACCATTAGACGAACCCTTTTAACTGCGGAGCAGTTAACTACCTCATATTGGTGCAGAGACCATGTGAAGTAGCATTTCTTACTTTGTATAAGTGAACTGATTTAGATTCTCTATGTTCTGAGTCTTTTATTTTAATAGGGTCTCTCCTACTGATTAGCATAAGAGATTAAATGTTGCAGATTACCCCAATGAATTACAAGTTTAGAGAGTTTTAGAGAATTTTAGAATGTCTGTGAGCGCTATTGATTCATTTACTCGTCCTAAAGGGACAAACCCAGTCCAGGGTCGCCGGGAGCAACCAGAAAAACCTGCCCGTGGAAAACCGACACCCCGATCGTGCTATGGCGGATGCTTATTCAAGTGCATTTATTGTGCTCGAGTAGTCGTCCCGTCTCCGTACGATCATTCTGCTCAACGAGCAGATAATTTTGATGGTTGGTGTGAGGAACGATTCCTCGTATCTCCACCACCGTCACCAGAGAAAAGCTCACGTTCTGTGGGCACAAAACAAAATAAAAATGAAAAACCTAAAAATTTTACTAATAATAATAGTATTAATGGTAGTTGCACTTTCACCGCTCAGTCTGCGTGGTTTAGTGATAGGAGTCCGTTTGATAACTTACGTCGCATCGTGAGTGATATTGAATGGCCCTCTGTTCGCTATCCTATTTTTAATAAGACACGTTTTCTTGAGTTTTTGGAGATTGGCATTTTGTTGTATGGCGATTTAACTGAGGCCACCTCCGTTGGAGCTCAGATTCGCGCCTTTGTACACTTTATTAAACATGTGTACCGGCGTTCGTTTCTAGTTCTAGCGGAACAAGGTCTTTTTGAAATAGCGGAGATTTGTGTGCGCGCTTTTAGCCGCCCATCTTCGTCCGTCCCACTTCAAAGTGGTATTGATTCCCTCTTGGACGATTCAATTAACTATATGGATCAATTTGAGAGAAGCCAGCTATTGGCACAACTTGGTAAATTACTGAGTTATGTGCTTAGTTTCGCTGTGTTTCAGGAATACAATATAGACCCTACTACCAATGTGAAACGGTATAGGGATTTTTCTCATTTACTGGAGTCCAAACCCGTTACTTTTGCAGCGGGAATGGTTCGCACCTCGCTAGAGAGTTTGCGTGTCCTATTGATGAATACGAAGAAATTCTGGATTACGGGAGATATTACTGATCTCGTTTTCACAGAGGATCGTATTACGAAGTGGAATGCGCTCTTTCATAAATTGCGGGGTGATTATGCTGTGCTGTCCAACCCAACACCGTTTGGTGTTTCGGTTGAGGTCTTTGAGAAGGAGATTATAGCGTGTATCGATGAGGGTAAATACCTCTCACGTAACAGGCAATTATTGTCCTCTTCGGAGACATTGGTTTTCGAACGACGTTTCCAAGAAATCCAAGGATTAGAAAGAGATTTTAAACTCTTACAGCTAGCCCAAAGTAAAAGAGATCCCCCTTTCGCTTTATTAATCAATGGTCCTTCTTCCGTTGGTAAATCCTCTATTATGCACATGATGTTTGCCCATTTTGCCAAGGTGAGTACCCTTTTGGGAAAACCTTTGGAAACAGATCAATCATTCATGTACACGCGTAGTGTGGCCGACGAATATTGGAGCGGTTTTAACACCTATCAATGGTGTATAGTTCTAGATGACGTTGCTGTAGCATTGCCGTCTAAAGCCGCAGAAGATCCGACACTTGATGAGATAATACGAATTGTGAATCCTATGCCATGGACCCCGCCGCAAGCGGAGCTAGAACGAAAAGGTAGATATCCAGTCTGCCCTAAGCTCTTCTTAGCGTCTACCAACGTTAAGGACCTGAATGCCTCTATGTGGTTTTCAGTCCCTCTTGCTGTGCAGCGTCGGTTCCCCTTTGTTATTACTGTGGTTCCTAAGGACAAGTACACTAAAACTAGTGTTCATAATACTAATCCCATGTTGGATACCAGTAATCTCGAACCCTTCGAGGGTCATTACGATGATTATTGGACCTTCTTGGTTGAGAAGACAGTTCCAGGACCGCAGGTTGGCGGCGCCATTCACAGAGTGGCTGCTGCTTTTGAACCTATCTTGAAAACCGATAGTATATCGGAGTTCATGAAGTGGTTTGGTGCTGCAATTAAGCAGCACTATGCTGACACAGCCAATTTGCGCGACGCGTTGGGTTCTTATTCTAAAGTTCCCATATGTCCGTTGTGCTTTGGTGACCGTTTACTTTGCAGTAACGAGTGCAATCAAGCGGTCCAAGAGTGCCCTGTGCCTTTACAGGTTGGTGTTTGTAATGATGGTTGCGATTTGCAATCATCCACCCCTGTTGAAAGTTCCGGTTTGGAGGAAATCAAGCCATTGTCCTACATTTGTAGTGAAAAATGGACTAGATTTTTCTCTCTTCGCTTTATTTGGTTGTGGTTATATGTATCCACTATTAATTTCTTTCGTTCAGCTAGCGTTCTATGCATTCGATATAACTTAATGTTATTTAGTCGAGTGTTCGGATATTTAGCAGGCAGAATGGAAGATTATGTTCTGCGTAGAGCGTCCAGGTATTTGCGCCGGGAGCTCTATTCTCCTCGTGTTGAAACTTTCTTAAAGTGTACCGCATACGTAGTAGCAACTGCTGCTGCAGCCTACGGTTTGTTTACTCTCATTTCTAAAAGGAAAGGTAAGAAAACAGAGGAAGATGAGGAAGAAATGCACGAATTTAATGGTGGTGTTTTCTCGTCCAACGTTCCCCAGCCCAGTAATGAGCGAACCAACGTTTGGACATGGAAGGAACGACCTGTGCTATCAAATATCGACTTATCTCCGGCTATTCTGTCGCGAGGTGCGATTTCTGTTAGCGAACAGTTAGAAATTTTCTCCCGCAATTGCTATTATATGGTAGTTGATGGTGGATCCGGTCCAACTTGCTTCGGGCGAGTTCTAGCATTGGGTGGGCAGATGTATTTAACAAATGCTCACTTTTTCCAGAAACGTCCGTCGCGTATGTTTTTAACTAAGTGTGGACCTAACTCAGCTGTTGGGACGAGGCGAACGATTATATTGAATTATGGTGTTAATATCGTTTTGGATGAACCAAATGATATCGCCGTATTCCGAGTAGTTGATTTGCCTAGTAATCGTTCCTTATTGGAATATATGTTCAAAGAGGACTCCTTAGAGAGACCTGAGTTTAACGCTTTCCGCTTAACACGTG